GAACAAAACTTAATTTAGTTGAGCTAGTAGTTTGTGGCAAATTTCCTGTGGTAGCAGATACAATTGTTGGATACCAAGTAGAAACAGAACTTGTATTGTCAGTAATTGCAGTATTTGTAGCATTTGTAGCCGTTGTGGCTGTAGATGCACTACCTGCTGACCCTGAGATATTAACTGCAAGTGAAGTGATGCTACCGCTTGCCGCATTAAGTGCTACAGCAGTCGTGCCAATATATAGTGATGAATTACCTAATACGCCACTAGGAATTGTGCCTGATAAGTTACCAGCAGTTAAACTTGTCAAACTTGCGCCAGAGCCACTAAATCCTGTTGCAGTCAATAAACCTGTTGATGGGTTAAATTGATATTTAGTAGAACTTGTATATTCAGTAGAAATATTACCGCTAGTTTGATTAGCAAATAATGGATAGCGAACAGCGTTAGTAGTTGTATCGTCTGTGACTGTTGCGTAAGCCGTTGGAGTTGTCCAAATAGGTGCGCTAGTGCCATTAGATGTTAATACTTGACCTGTAGTTCCAGCACTTAAAAATAATGTTGAACCTGCGCCTGATTGGTAAGGAATATATCCTGCACCACCACCAGCTAAATTAGTTGCAGTAGTGGCTGTAGTTGCTGACCCAACAGATAAAGTAGATTGAGCAACATATTGTGGCGCAGAAGCACCAGCAGTCAACACATAATTAGTCGTTCCTAACGCTAAAAATGCTGTAGCACCAACGCCCGTGTTATAAGCCAAAGCACCAGCAGAACCACCGCCAATATTAGTTGCTGTTGTAGCAAGCGTAGCAGAAGCCACAGCACCACTTACAATAGAACCTGATATAGATGTTATCCATGCAGGATTTGAATAGCTACCAGTCGTATAAACGCCATTGGTGACTGTTCCTGCGTTACCTGTGATTCCAATACCCCAAGTTCCAGATGCGTTTGTACCTGTTGTTGAAGGTGCGCCAATTGTATTGTAAGAAATAGTTTGTGCAACAGAGCCGTTAAATGTTGTGCCTGTTGCGCCACCTGTTCCGCTATTATTAAATGTTAGCGAATTTGGTGTGTTAGCTGTAACTGTTGTAGAACCGCCTAAACTAACTGCATTGCCATTAATTGTAATAGATGAATTAGTCAAATAACTGTTAGCAATAGGTGTCGCATTCCAAGTACCTGCCGTTAGCGTTCCAACCCCTGTAATCCCTGTGTATGAACCACTAATTAAACTAGATGCAATTGTTCCGCTGGTGATTTGACTAGCAGCAATAGCAATAGATTGTGCAGATAAAGCAGTTAATTGACCTTGAGCATTAACAGTTGCGCTTAATGATTGGCTTGCAGATCCATAAGCACCTGCCGTTACGCTTGTATTAGTAATAGAAAATTGATTAGCAGCTAGAGTTAAACCCGTTCCTGCGGTATAAGTAGAAACTCCAGAAAACAATACCCAAGTAATCGGTGTTACGTTAATAGTGCCTGTGTCAGCAGATGTTGATACCCATGCTGTATCAGCTTGAGAGCCATTTAAAACGACTGTGTATGCGCCTGGTACTTCTGACCATACATCCATATCGATTGCACGAGTCCAAGCACTTGCAGAAGCGTTATAAATACCATTGTATTGACTAGAACTTTGATTTTTTACTAATACTCTATCGCCAGCCAACGTAGTGTAGCCATCAATAGTTTGTAATCCTGATAGCGTAATGTTGGTTAAAGTTGCACATTTACACGCTGCTTTAGGGCCAAGACCTTGTGCGACTGTGTCTACATAAAACTTATTAGCAATGTCAGTATTGCCACTAGGTGTAGTGATAACTTGACCTGTTGTCGTTAGAACATTAGTAAAAACTCCCGTTGAGGGAGTAGTTGCACCAATTGTCGTACTGTTAATCGTACTATTGGTTATATTTAATCCTGATTGACTAGGATTGATGGAAGCATAAAAAGGCTGACCCTGACCGATAAAAGTCTGAAAGTTGCCGTAAACGTCAAAGTACGCTTGAACAGGCAGTAAATTTTGGTCTACAGTTGAACTAGGGCCAGCCATGTGTTTCCTTAATATGCCATTGCATTAACTAAAATTACATCACCAGCAGACATATTAGTAGCTGCACCTGTTGTTACAGAAAAGCTAGTAAATGTGACTGAAGTTGCTGTGCTTCCAGTTAATTGTAAAAACAATGTACTACCACTTGTTACATCAGCAGCAAAAGCCAACCAACCATTTGATGCTGTTGGTAAAGTAATAGTGCCATTTGCAGCCCCACCTGTACCAACAACAATTTTAAACACAAAAGTGCTTGTTGCTGAAATTGTAGGGTTAGTACCAAAACCACTGCTAATAGTAGGTAATGATGTTGTTGATGCTAATAAAGTACCATTTAAAGAAATAGAACTTGCATTATAAGGCGCAAGTAACTGATTCCCACCTTGACCAATTAAACCTGTACATACATTGTTTACATTGTACTGAGCTTGTACTGGCAAAATGTTATTGGTAACTGTTGATGCTACTTGGTTTGAACTCATTATGAAATCCCCTCACCTGGAGTAATTTCAGCACTAGAAGCAGCACTAGAAATAAACCAAGCATTAGGTGGAATATAACCAATAACGGCTACTCCGTTAGCAGGTACAGCAATTGTATTAGCTTGCGGTGTTGTTAAGCCTGGCGCAGTTACCGTAACAGTAACAGCTAAATCATTAGGCTCTGGCGGTTGCCATGAAACATGAATCAAGCTAGAAGTAATATTGACAATCCGATAGCTAGATGGATATACGTTATTACTTGTTTTAACTTGAACCGATGCCAAACTTCCCACAAGATACGTTGGGCCAAAAGGCGAAAACGGTGAGTTATAGGCCATGATTTTTCCTTTATAGACCTGCTGGCAATTGACCTTCTGGGCGAATAACTTGAATTACATAGTTACCAGCCAAAGGTGTTGCGCTTGATCCTGATACGTTAGCAAATTGAATTTGCAATGTGTTAGCAGCAGTTACTTCAGCTTCTGCATAAATAATACCAGCAGTTTGAGTGCCAATAACACCAATAACAATAATTTGATCAGTTGTTAAAATGCCAGGTACAGTAAATGTTTGATTTGATGAAGTACCTGTTACAGCAGCTGGAGTCAATGAAACTGAAAGATATGAAACGCTTAAAGCATTTCCACGAGCAATAGTAGTAGATGACATGATTTTTCCTTTGAATAAGGTTAACTAATTATAGGGGTTTAAAGAAAAAAAGCCACACTTTTTAGGCATGGCTTCTTCTCTTTTTTTACATTATTTAGCTCTTAGCTAAAGTCGTAACCATAGATGTAAGCATCAAAAGTACCGACTACGCCAGAAGCTGTACCAACATACACATACAATGTTTGTGCAGAGAAAGCCAAAGTGCTTTCATAAGCAGTAACAACTTGTGTACCAGCAATTGCTGTTAAGTTAGCTAAGGTTGTAGCAGCAAATACTTCTGAACCTGTACCACCGCTGCCACCTGGTGCTGTGTAAATAGAAGCTACTGTTGAGCTTTCATTTGCTACTGCACCTGCGTTGTTAGCATTAGTATAGATTACAGAGGCAGGTAAATAATTATTAGTATTATTTATCTGAACTGCTGTAGAACCTACATAGTTAGAGTTAACACCCTTTACCACAGCCAATAGACGTAAAGCCTGATCGGTTGTGACATTGGAAGGATGTCCTGAGGTGGTGACTGCTGGGCCTGGATTAGACATAATAGTTTTCCTTTTCTTTATCCGTTAATTAAGCTGAAACTCGGCAAGCAAGCTCAGGATATAGAGGAGCCCAACCATACAATACGTCTACACGAGTAGGAATTGAGTCGTTGTTAATTGTGTATTGACGAACAACACGCAATGATAGACCCACTTCTTTATCTGATGCACGACCAGCAAAGTGAACACCCTCTGGCAATTCCAAGTCAGCAGTTGCCAATGTGAATGCATTGCGATGCATTACAATGTTTTGTGGTGAAACGATACCGTTACCACTTGCATTGTATTGTGAAGCAAAGAATGTCACAGCAGCTGATGATACTGGGCTAGGAATTGAAACGTTTTGGAACTGACCAGCAGAAATAATTGCTGGAGATACAGTTACTGAAACGCTTGAACCAGAAGCTACAGAAACAGCAGATTTAACTACGAATGAACGTAGTTTGTTTGTGCCGTATGCTTGACGATTTTGTGGGTTGACTGCATACACACCAGCGATTTGGAATGTATCACCAGCGTTCAAGTTGATTGTGCCTGTGTTAGCAGCGTTCAATGTGATTGTTGATGTTTGCGCCCAACCAGAAGTCAAGAAACCAGCAGCAGTAGATGTGTTTACGTTTGCAGTTACTGTAGATGTTGAGAAGTTACCAAAAGTTTGTGAAACAATGTTTTGGTCTAGTTTCCAGTTCATACCTCCTGAGTCACGACCCATCAAACCTTTAGTGTATTGGCTTGAGATTTGTTCTGTAGGAACGAACAAACCTTTCAAGCTGTCAACAGTAGCAGCTGATGTGAATGGCTCGATGATTGCTGAACGACGGCCATCACGAGGTGCGCCTTCAGAGTCAAGATATGCTTGAGCATTTAACCAAGTATACAAGCCTGTTGGTGGTGTACCAGCAGTACCTGTAATGTTAGCTGTGTTCAAAGCAGCAGTAGTTGTACCATCAAAGTCAATCTTGTTGGCAATAGCTGCAACGGCTGGTTTCAAGATACGGTCAGAGAACATATCCAATGAAAGAGCCAAGTCTTGTGTGGTAAATTGTGTATCAACGTGGAACTGACTTGTAAGCGTTACAGGTACTGAAGTTTCGTTCAAGTCCTCTACGTTCAAAGCTGGGCCAAGTGTACCGATGAAACGACCAGGTCTACGAACGTTTACAGTTGCGCCGATTTTTGCGCCTACTACTGCAAATTGATCATCGTAGTTACGATCTACTTCTGATGTAAATGTTAATTCATTCTCTAAGACCATCAACGCTTCGTTAGTGATCTTAGAAATGGTGAGTAAAGTATTCGCCATTTTAATTCTCCAAAAAAATTAGGTTTATCTGATCTTATTAGCCTGACGAGCAGCTTTCCATTGTGCGTAACTGCCGTAATATTCACCATTGGTGTCTATTAAAACGTCTGCGCCCACTGATTTGCCACCAGCCAAAGGCTTAATAGGCTCAGGTGCTTTTGTATTTCTAACAGGCTCTTTGTCTTTCTTTGAAGGTTTACTTTCAAGTTCAAGACGGGCTTCTAACTTACCAATTTCTCTTAGAGCTTTAACAGTAGGCATTTGAGTTAGCTTAGTAGCATAGTCCTCATCTGAAGCTAGTAGATATAGAAGCTGTGGCCCTACATCACTTTCCAAGATGCTGTCCCGTATCTCGTCACTAACTTGGACTGTGCTGGACTGCACCATGCGTTCAAAATCAGGTAATACTTCTTTCGCTTTAGCTACTTTTTCAGTCCAAGCATTTAATACTTTTTCCTGAGCTTTTTGAGCCTTGCGATTAGCATCCTCAATATCTCGCTGTTTTAAAGCGTTTTCAGCACTCCACTCAGCTAACGCTTCTGCATATTCAAAAGCATCGTTAAATTGGTGTGCTTGTGGCTTACCTTCTGCTTGAGCCTTTACAGGTTGTTCAGCAGGTGGGTTTTGCCTTGCTTCATACTCTTTAAGTCGCTGTTCTAATTGTTGCGCCTTTGCCTCTGCTTCTTTGGCTCTTTGCGTAACTTTATCAAACCGCTTATTTAGTTTGTCAGAACGCTTATCAGAGTTCTGTTCTTTAGCATCGCCCTTTGCTTCTGGTTCACTCTTATCGTCATCCTGTGCTGGCTCGGAATCTTTCTTTACAGTTTCCACCTCAGCTGCGGGTTCTGAATCAGCTAAACCTAATCTTTCTGCATAAAAGGTTGTTGCGTTGTCACTAGTTATTACACTACTTGCTTCTTTATCGGCCATGATTTCTCAAGCTCCATTAAATTACTATATATATGATAAAAAACTACTTGTCAATCTATCTATTGTGTTTTTTCAGATTTAGCTTCTTTTAGAGCTTCTTTGATAAAAGCTTTTTGCTCTTTAAGTTTAGCTTTATCTAGTCCTGCAAAAGGGTTTGTAGACTCAGGTTCAAACTTCTTACCTGCTCTGCGAGCCATTTCTCGCATTTTCCATTCAAGTGCGTTATCGCCAGTTACTGTTGCCATTTAATTCTCCTTTTAAATACCACGTTCAACTGCTTCTGCTTCTGCTTCATGTGCATCTTTCAAATCCATATTAGCCAAAAGTAATGCTAATTGGGCTTTCATTTGCTCAATCTCTTTTTGTGATTCAGTCTTAATTACTGTGTCATGTGCAATAGTATCGGTACGCAATTGGCTATCCTCACGTTTAACTTGAAGTTCCATAGTTTTACGTTGAGTTTCAGCTTCTTGTTTTTGCTGTTCAATAGATGCACGATATTTCATGTCCATTTGCAGTGCTTGTAACTGTTGTTGTAGCTGTTGCATTTGTGCTTGTTGCTGTTTGATAATCATTTGCGCTTCTGGTGGTACATCTGACTTGTCATCAACTTGTGCTAATGGGTTAGCAGCAGCCAAACGATCAGCAATAATATCTGCGCCAGGGAAATCCATATTGCGGAATATCAAATCACCAGCTTGTTGCATTAAGTTAGGATCAGCAGTTAGTAAAGTCATCATAGAGTCTACTGCTTCTTGACGTTTAGATGCGTAGCCTGGGCCTGTTTCCATCACAATATCGTATTCGCCTACAGTAACGTCATTTAATACTTTATCGACACCCATCTCATCTTGAGATTGCTCATTAATCTTAACTAACTCGCCTTTGCCGTCAGCACCAATGATGCGTAATACACGTTCTTTATCATAAATGTGTGGAATTAAATCTAAACAGATACGGCCTGATTGACGAATAGAACGAGTTAAGTTGTCGTAATAGTGGAAGTTAGTCATGTCAGTTTGTTGCTGCTGACCATTTAACGCTTTACCACTAATCATGCCTGTTGGAAGCTGGCTAGGATCGTAAATACCTACCACAGCCATCAAATCAGAGTTTAAGCCTTGTAAAGCTGTCACCATTCCTGTTGGTGGTGGCTCAGGCTGAATACGTTGTGGTGGTGGTGCTGGGTTGCCATCAGAGTCAGTCTGTTTATAACGCAATACAGGCATTGATTTAATGTTAGCTGTATTCCACTCCATCTCGTGGCCTTCATCTTGGCCTTCTGCGAGAAGATATTTGGCTTTAGGTGCTAACGCTACTGATTCAGTTAATGCTGTAGACCAGAAGTTATACATCCGTTGTGGATCTTTAGCCATGCGAGTAAGACCGAATTTCTTTTTCTTACTATCAACAATGATTTGCTGACCATAAACAGGCACAACAGGGATATATTTACCAGGCCAATCCCTTTGTTCTAGGATTTGCATACCTGTTAATTTAGCCCACTTGATTTGCTTTTTAACTGTTTCACGCTTAGATACAACGTAAACACCAGCATCCATCATAATAGATTCAGATGGCTTTTCATCCTCATAGCAGGTAGTGCCGTCAGACAATAATAATAGTTTAGTGCGTTTGTATTCAGTCCAGAAATATTCAGCGATACGAATATCCTCACGAGTAATCCATTCTGATTGTGAGTCACCTGTGCCACGAGGGGTGAAGCCACCGCCATCGTCTGCGCCAGGATACATTTTGCGGAATGATTCTTTAGAGATAACTTCTGTGATTAAACACTTTTCAGCATCAGAGCCATCGGGTTCATTAGAGTTTGGATCAAAGTAAACCATGAAAGCGTTTTCAATACGCTTAATATATAACTCTTGATCAAAGCTATCTGGGCTTGGATAGTCGTGAATAATGCGCCAATAGCCCCATCCCATACGCACAGCAAAGTCAAAAGCGTGGTCGTATGCTGCATCTGCATCGGATTGGTTTTCAATATGTCTTAAAATGCCTGTAACGATTTCAGCGACTTTTTCGTCTGCTTCGTCATTCATGCCATGCGCCACCATGCGTGGTCGTTGTTGTCTTTGCTGGTTACAGATTTGACGAACGTAAGCATCAATCTTGTTAATAGTGAGATAAGGTCTAGATTCTAGTAAGCGTGAATTTTGAATTTCTACAGGCCATTGATCGCCACCAGCAAACTTTAAATCATCTAGTGCTTCTACACGATTGTTTGAGTCATTCTCAGAACAAAATCGTAAATATTCTTTGGCTTCAGTAATAACGCTTGATTCGTAATCATCAGGCTCGCCAAACTCTGTTGTATAAATACCGCCATTCCCGCTATCTTGTGTTGCCATAATATTTTCCTTAGCTCATCCAAGAGGATATGCCATCATAATTCATTGGTTTTCGTTTAACAACTTTCTTCTCTTGTATCATTAAGCCAATGTATCTAAACGCATCTGCGCCATGTGAGTATTGATCATGCACAGGCTTTTGACTAAATGCTTTAGTATCTGGATCAACATCATATCTGTAATGACGTAGACAATCTAGACCAGCAGCGGTGTTGTTCTTGTCAAAGTAACATTGGCTAAAAATAGTACGAGCAGCATTGATAGAGTCAGCAACAGGCACTTTGCCAATAATTCTGACATTATATCCTGATGAACGCACAATTTCCTCAATACTTCTGCCATGAGATGCAAGGGTTTTATTTTGTGCATCGTGTGGTAAATATAGTGTATCGTATACATAACCAAACGTCTGCATCTTAGCTAGGATTTCACTTATGGTTGTTTGTGTTGTTTCGTAATAACGAATGAGTCTAGTTTCCATTCCTACGAATTGTACGAACCAAATAGCTGTAGCGTCTGCCCAACCAATATCAAAAACAGCCATAACAGGCTTAATAGGATCGTAAGGTACATTAGTAATTCTGTTATCTTGTTCTGCACGTTGCATCTCCTTCGCAAATACTGCGCCATCAATGGTTGATCTAGTAAAGCCTTCCCATACGTTTTGATAGGCTTCAAAGTCTTTATTTTTTAATGACTGACGTTCCAAATCTAATACTTCTGGGAACCAGGGATTGTCATTCCAATTAACTTTTTGGACTACAGCGTTGTCAGGCGGTGAAATAACAAAGCGTTTATAGGTTTCATCTGTGGGTAACTCAGGGTTAAACGTAATCCATATCTCTGAATTGATTTTACGAATGGTAGGAATTAAAATTGACCATGAAGAAGCTGTGACGTTATTTGCTTCTTCTATCCAGCAATAATCAATACCTTCAATAGACTTTAAGCCGTTGACGTTATTCTTAATGCCAGCAAAAATAAACTCTGTGCCGTTAGTGCCACGAATAGTGGTTTGAGTAATTTCGTAATGCGCTTCTAAACCAAGATTATAGATTTGATCTACTAATAGCTTATGAACAGAGTCTTTAATTGATGTTTGAAACTCACGAGCACATAGTATGCGTAATGTAGTTTGAACACCCATGCAAAGCAGTGCTCTGGCTACTGAGTGTGATTTACCAGCACCACGACCGCCATACAATATGCGATAGCGTGAGTTCTTTGGTTCAAATAGGCATTTTAGCTTGGCTGGAAACTGTGGCCAAACAAAGCCATTACTGTCCTTCTTTGTTTCCATTAGGCTCTACAAATGAAATATTGATACCTTTTACTTCTGCACCTTCACCAGCAGCAATCTCAGTTACGTTGGTTTCTTTCCAACCTGCTCTAGTCTTTAACCAAAAAATCATGGCTGTTACGTTGCCATTTTTAGCTTGAGCAAATAAACCTTGACCAATAGAAGCGTTGGCATCGATGCGCCCTTCCTCTAGTTCTTTCTTGTAATGCTTGCGTAAGGTGTCGTCAGTAATATCTAGCTTGGTTGCTATATCAACGTGACGAATACCCACAGCACTTAAACTACGCACCAGCTTGCGTGAGGACTCGTCAGGGATGTGTTCTATGCCTTGTGCCATTTTATAACTCCGAAACTAACTGTGCTTTTTTACCTGTAAAGTCTTCCCAACGCTTAACAATAACATCGCAATAAGCTGGTGATAGCTCCATCATAAAACAATCACGATTGTTTTTTTCACAGGCAATAAGCGTTGAACCTGAACCACCAAATAAATCTAAAACATTTTGTTTATATAGACTTCCATGACGTATAGCACGTTCACATAACTCAATAGGTTTTTTAGTAGCGTGTTCCTCATCTTTACCCATTTTGCGTTGAATGCGCCAAACATCTTGATATTCTTTTTCGCCTTCTTTGTTAGTAGCTAAAGGTGGTTTTCCTTTTTTACATACATGAATAAACTCGTGTGTATATTTATAATCGCTACCTAACCCATGAACCATTTTGTCCCACACAATTAAATTGGTAAATTTCCAATGGCTTTTAAGATGTGGCACTAATTCATATGATCTGCGCCAATCTAAACATACATAAATAAATGAATTGTCTTTAGTAGCTATGTCATAACTAACGCAAAAATCAGCCATAAACTGTTGCCATTCCTCATCAGAATAGTCGTCGTCGAACATATGGTTCAACCTGGTTGAACCAGAGTTCGATTTGGCAGACATTCCTGTGTTATATGGCGGTTCAGTAAACACCATGTCAGCTTTTTGTCCATCCATTAACTTATCCACAGCATCAATACTTGTGCTATCGCCACACATCAAACGATGATTACCTAGCTGATATATATCCCCCAACTTTGTAATAGGCTCGTCTGTAACGTCAGGAACGGCATCCTCATCTGTTAAACCTTCGATCTGTTCTGGCTCTAATAGTTTAGCTAGTTCATCAGCATCAAAGCCTAATACAGATAGATCGAAGTCATCGTCAGCTAGGTTTTTAAGTTCTAACGTTAATAATTCAAAATCCCAATCAGCGTTTAAAGCTAATTTATTGTCTGCAATGATTAAGGCTTTTTTCTGAGCATCAGATAAATGCGCCAATTCAATAACCGGTACTTTATCCATCTTGAGCTTGCGAGCAGCAAGTAAGCGACCATGACCAGCAATAATGCCACTGTCCCCATCAACAAGAATAGGATTAGTCCAGCCAAACTCTGTAATGCTGGCTGCGATTTGTGCCACCTGCTCATCAGAATGTTTCCTACTGTTATTGATGTAAGGAATTAAGTCTTTAATTGATCGCTGTTCTATTTTCATTCGTTTGCCATTGAGTCAGAGTTAGCTTCAGCTTCATTAATATCAGCTTGCACTTCTGGGCTATTGTTTAGATTAGTCCATTGGTCTTGAAGTTCCTGTGGTACACCAGGTTGATAAATTAAAGTGTTAATGTCTGCTTTGATTTCAGCATCACTTTGAGGAATAGGGTAAGGCAAATAAATGTTAGGTGCTGACATATTAAGCCTGTGGTTCTGTTTGTTCTGGTACAGGTTCAGCAATAACAGGTTCTGTTACTTGTGCTTGAATAGCTGCTGATGCTTGTGGTAATGCTTGACCATGAATTTTAGCAATCAATTGAGCTACGTCAGCATAAATACCTGCTGAAATATGTTTAAGCACTGCTTCTACTTCTTGTAATTCTAATTCTAGTTTGATAGCCATTATTTTTTACCTTTCTTTTTAACTGATTCTTTTTGCACAGCGTAACCAATTGCTACAGCTTGTGATGGTTTCTTACCTGCTTTAATTTCAATTTCAATGTTCTTTTGACGAGTTTTATCGCTAGTTCCTTTTTTAAGCGGCATTGCTTTCCCCTTCCTCTACAAAGCAAACATCACGCCACGACATGACCAAATATTTAACACCATCCTCTGTAAATGGAAAGTATTTAAGATATTCGTCTTGGTGATTGTCGTTCATTGTACCAAAACGCACTCTAGCACCAACTTCTACAGGCATATCCTCACGCTTGGTATCTGATATTTTTTTGCCTGGGCCAACTGCAACGACTGTCCCCATGTTTTCAACTTCTTTGTTTTCAACAATGAGTACGCTAGACAATTCTCTAACGTCTGGTCTTACAGCTATTTTATCTTGTAATGGTTTGAATTTCATTTTTTAGCAGGTCTTCCACGTTTTTTAGGTATAAACAGCAATTCCTCATCACAGTTTACTTCAATAGGAAATACTGATTTAAATTCAGGTTCAACATATTCAACATTACGAATAAGTTTAATGTGTTCGCCACACCATTCATTAGGAGATTTGGTTGTAGTGGGTGGGTAACGTCTGCACGTTCCTAAATGTCCGCTACCTGTAAAGAATAGACAACTTGAGCAAGTTTGTTTAGTATTTGATTCAGCCACGATTATCTCTCCATAGTTGTGGTTAGTAAGCCTTGAGAGTGATGGCTCTCAGGGTTTACGACTTGATTAAAAGTCTTTTTTGTAGTTAGTACGTTCGTGGTTATAACACACACCAGCTGTGCGGCCTGTGTTAAATTCACTGTCTTTACCAATTGCATCTTCTTTGCCTTCAGCTACACCACCAACGATGCGGCCTTTGCGTTCGCCAGACATATCAGCTTTACCTGCTGACTTAGGTACTACTACACCTTTTGCTGGGATGCCAGCGGTACTATTTGGGTTTGCCATGATTAATCCTTTTAGCTAAAAAGTCTGCCTAATTGCAGTAACTTAATTGTAGTTTAACTATTCTCGGTGTCAAGTAGTTTAATTTTTGTTAAATAGTGCAAAACTCATGCAGTTTTCTTTTAGTTATTAAATAGGCATTATGTGCTTCTTGAGCATTATTAAACGTGCCTATAGTAATAACTTTTTTATTAATTCCAATTCTAGCTCTAAATTTTTTACCTTTTACATTTACACCAAGTAATTGCGCTTTATTAGTAAATTTAGAATTTTTAAAATTCTGACTATTTTGAGCTGCGGTACATTCCCTTAAATTGCTAAATTTGTTATTTAATTTATTTCCATCTATGTGATCAATTTGATTTTTTGGATGTTTACCTGTTACATATAGCCAAGCAAGCCTATGAGCAAAATATTGTTTGGACATTATAGAAATAGCTTTATAACTATCTTTTCTAACCCATCCAGCTTCTGATCCAATTTTTGATGGTCTTTGTTTATATTTTAACCATGTAAAAATTCCTGTATCTTGGTTGTAATGCAAAATTTCTTTTAATTCAGATTGTGTAATCATGATGTGTCCTAACTAACATTGAGTGAGTAATGTGGCTGACAGATGAGTTAGCATCTTATCACTTACCCGCACTCCTGCGACCACAATTAATTATACTTGTTTTTGATTTAATTCTTTTATTTTTTCCCTATAAATTCTTTTCAATTCTTTAATGTCATCTATAGTGTAATGTTTTGCTTCATGCTTGCCTTCAAGCCACTCAACAGCTTCTAATCCTATTTTTTTAATTAAATTAATTCTGTATTGCACAATATTTCCTGATAAATGATTATTGCAATATGAATTGCATTGTTTATGTACATTTAATTCATTAAATCTTAATTCTGGTGATGATCCTACGCTACGATAATGACCAGCTGCATATTGTACATTTGATATAGTTCCGCAACTAATACAGGGTTCATTCTTATCTCTTAATCTAATAAATTGGTTAAATATTACTTGAGCTTCTTTAAACCATTCTGATTTAGTCTTTAATTTTAGTTTAGTAACTTGTTTAATTAATTTGTCCGATTTAACTCGTAATTTTTTAGAGTATTCAAAGGCACAATTAGGGCTGCACACCATTTGCAATGGTCTTACAGGATTAAACTTAACTTTGCATATTTTACAGGTTTTGGGTCTAGGCTGTTTCAAAGAGATAACCATTTTCAGCCCCATATCTAAAGCAATGTTCCATATACTCCGACATCTCTTTAGTTTTTAATTTGGTTGTAGATAACAATCGTTTATGCTGTTCACCATCAATCGTAACGATTTCAAACAAAAACTTAAATCGCAATAAGTCGTGAGTGAAGTCTTTATCGTAACCAAAGTGATTACCAAAACCTTCCACAAACTTCCAATATAGTGAGTTTTGATCACCTGTACGGGTAGATTGACGTAGCTTTACATTAGCCACATAGCCTTGTGACAAGTCTAGGTCTTTTAATTTAGCTATAAAGTAAGGCAGATTGCTTGCTGAAAGATTAAAGTTATTAATCATAATGTGACTAGCTTTATTTTATCTAATGACACTTGGTAAAACATCTCGCCTTTAGCCATGTATTTGTTCTTTATTTCAACCACAGGGCTGTTTAAAACAGTTATATCTTTGCAGATATAGGCTAGTGTACCTTGCTTATTAAAAGCGACTAAAACAGTCGGCAAATCGTTTTCAAGTAGCTTCTTTTTACGATATGGGATGTTTAATGTGTCAAACGGAAATAATCCATCCCAGGCAGCTCTAACTTCTACTTCAACATAACCAACCTTTTGATTATCTCGGTAAGCTACTAAATCCACTCCGTAAGTGTCTTGGTTGTCTTGTAACTCAACGTCAAAGTATTTATTAAATAGTTTGTATGCCCTAAATCTGCCTAAATCATCGTAAGTATCATGTAAGTTATTGCTAAAATGTTTAGCTATCATGATTCTTTTCCTTTTTAGATATTAAAGGCAAGCCATCTTTAGAATCTTCTTTTTCATAAAATTCTTTCAAGAATGACTCTTGCCATAACTTACGCAAAAGTTCTAGCCATTGCTTTCTAGTAAGTGGGGTAGCATTAGTCATGTGTTCTTTTCCTTTGCTTTGGCTTCAATAGCACGGGCAAATTTATAGTGATTAAATATTTCACTTCCATCTGCAGGATATATCCAACAATCGGCATCAATAACTTCTATCTCATCATCCGTTAATTTTTGCCATTGATGAGGGTGGGTGTTTTTTAATTGATAGCGCAATCTTATTACTTCTTCAGGTGTCCAATCTGCATCACAAGCACATTCGCCTTGATAATAAGCATAGCAATTACAATCTTTACCATTACAATGCTTTAATGCTTCATCCAATTCCACAGGTTCTTGCGCTGATTGTTCACGATTAAAATAAACTTCCTCGCCATCAATGTTTAATGTGCAAGTAGAACCATCAAGTGCGTATGACACTAATCTTGGTTCTGCTGGTTGTTCTAGTGCTTCTTTGTCAATCCACTTACGTTCAAATTGTTGAATAGTAGCCACAGGTTCTTGCGTTGGTTGTGCGGTATTATTTGCACGAATAACTTGTTGCGCCCTAGTTAAAGGCTCTTGCGCTGGTTGTTCTAGTCCAATCACATTGGTATCACGCAAGTATTCATTGTTTAACTCTGCGACTGTTGGTTGTTCTAGTGCTTCTTTGCAAGCGTTGATTGGCTTGTCATAATAATTTTCTTTATTTAAACCAGCCCATACTTTTTGTTCAAACTCAAAGTATTCAATCGCCATCTTTAATGCTTCGTCTTTAGAGGTCATCATGTTCTCCACATTCACAATTCAACATTCCACATTTATCACAAGTATCTACTACTTCTTCACACGCATTGATTGCACTTTTTACCCATGCAGTTTCATATACTCTGTCGTTGTTTAAACAATTCAAAACTTTTAATGCTTTGTGTATTGCTTCGTCTTTATTAGTCATAATGCAAACTCCATCATGTTGAATGATGATTGAATACCACGATAAGCACTTTTGCCTTTAATTTTAGGGCTAGGTTCTTGTTTAGGTCTATCTAACAATCTATGAACAACTGCATGAGGGTTATACCAGCTTTCTTTTTTAATTGGCTTTGCTGGTTTTTGATATTGATGTGAAACGTATTCAATAAAATCAGCACGAGTCTTTTTGGTGTATTCAAGACCTGTAAAATGATAAATCTTTACTTTGCGACCTGTGACTTTATTCATGCCGTTAATAAATTCAACATGGCCACCTTCACTGAGTAATCTGATAATGCTTTGTGCAGTGCAGCGATTAATCTTATATTTGTAAGTGATGTCTGGCACTGATAAAGGTGTGGTTTTAAGTTCTAAATAAACTTGATACTTAATGTTCTCAATCTTTTCTAACTTATCAAAATAGGTTTCTAGGTTCATTTAATCTCTCCATTAAATTATTTTTTAGCTTTCCATTTACGTTTAACCAGTTGCTCTACTTCATTTGCAAACTGATCCCCATACTCTTTTCTAAACCATGCTAATTGACTGCGCCTGCTTTCTAACAATATACATCTTAAAACGCTTTCTACTGCTTCATCTATTGTTGCTGGTCTATATTGCGCCATATTGTTGTGTCCCAATTGCCTTTTCCATGATTGCAAGCACCACACAATATTTGTAAGTTATTTATTTCTAATGCAAGCTCAGGAAATAATTTTCTAGGCTTTATGTGGTCTACATTAATTACTGCGCCAGTAGCAGGTGAAGCACCACAACATTCACATTTATTTCCATATTTCTTTATTGCTTCCATACGCAATTTGCGCCATTCATAAGAATTCAAAAACTTATCAGACCCAAAATATTTATTATGCAAAGCAACAATATCAACGTTTCTAAGATCAGTTTTAGTTTGTTTAATTTTTAATCTTTTTTTACGTTTAGTAGTCATATATTTTCTTTAGACAATAAAAAGTCTAATGATGGGTTTGCTTGATGCCCACCATATCTACAATAATAAATACCATTAAGGCAGAGAATAATCATTTAGCAATTCTTATATAAGCTGTGAATTCAGTCTTGCTCAAGGACTTGTGGCTCACCAAACCACCCATAAGGATCAAGCATTATCTTTCTTTGTAAGTCAGAACTTCTCTATTCCTCTTACCAGCCGCCATCAAAAGGCTGTTAGCTAAATCTTTCCTAAACATTTCAGTCTAGTATCTGCTTTCTTTGTCAGCCCTCGCAGTCACAGGCATTGCTTTATTGATTTTCCGAACAGTAGAGTGACAGACGTAAAAAAACCACTTGGCTTATGTACCCTGCCGCCGACACAGCATTACCTAAAAAGGTTGGATACATAAACCAAATGGCTCTTTGTATTAGTGATGTGTCGGCATCAATGGATACAGAATAATGCAACATAAAATAAATTGCAACTATTTATTAAATTATTTTCTTTTAATAAAGTCATTAGCAGAATAAGACCTTAAAATGCCGTCAGACCAAGTAGTCATTACATAACCTTCAGCAAAGAACCAGCAGCCAAATAAAACATGCCCCGCTGAATCTTGAGCAAAGATTACATATTTATTAGATTCATTAGTGCATAAAGTGTCTGTGGCAATTATTTTACCGCCAGCATCGTTTTTCATTTCCCATGATTGCGCCTGGGCTATGCTTGAAACTAATAATAAAGCTAATAATAATTTATTCATAACACTCTCCTATAACGACAAATTCCTAAAATAACCATAAAGGTTTTGGATCACTGAATATTTTACATCGCCACCTTTAGCAATCTTATCCAGCATAAACCTACTTAAACCCGTTTCACGACTTAATGCTTCTTTGTTAATAGTGGGCTCGTTTAATTTTCGCACCACATAACCAAATATATCTTCCATATAAAACTCCTTAAAAATACCTAATTTTGATTATACACTAAATTATTTTATAAAATATATTAAATTATTTGCACAAATGTGTTGATTTTTATTTTTAGGGTGGTAAACTGTAATTGTCGTACAGCAATTAATCTTAATAACAGGAGATGTAAAATGTCAGTCGAAACACTCAATGTAGCCAATATTAACTTTCACGTTTATTACGAATGTGAAGTTCAAACAGACCCATACGCTACTGGCGATAGTCCTACCAAATACAATATTGAAATCATAGCAATTGAAGTCGGTGATGATACTCAAGATGTAACCGATATACTTCCACGCAATATTTGGGATCAAATCATGAATCAACTTATTCAAATCGAGGCTAACTAAAATGGATAACGCATTAATTTTAATTATTGGTTTTATTGCAGTCATTGCAGTTCTTTTAGTTGGTGAAGTAATTGCCAGACATTTTGATTGGAACTAATTATGTGTGAACAACAATATCAAGCTGAAGTCATGGATCAGTTAAAACAACAACAAACTAGATTTCCAAATAATGTTGATTGGGAAGCTACTGAGGAAAAGCATCAAGATGCATTTTGGACTTGGTGCTTAGAAAATGGCATCCATAATGAAGATTATATTTTAGATAATTTTGGCGATTTGTTTGAGGATTTT